GACCACTCCCACCATCAGCAAAAACTTTACTTAAATTAGGTAGGTGTTGCGGAAATAAATGCTTAAATTGTCCATACAAACCAAAACATACCATAGGAAATGAAAATATTCACTTTGACCACGAAAGCCAAATCCCAATTAGACAAACTGATGGTGGAGGAACAATGCACCGAAGATCATTTTTTAAGAGTATCGGTGAAAGGTGGAGGTTGTTCTGGTTTAACTTATGATTTAGACTTTGATGATACGATAGTTCCTTTTGATGAAATATCAGAAGACCAAGGTTTAAAATTAGTTATTGATAAAAGGTCCTTATTATATTTATTAGGGACCGAATTAGATTTTACAGAAGGATTAAATGGTAAAGGATTCTTATTCACTAATCCAAACGCAAGCAGGACTTGTGGTTGTGGTGAGAGTTTTGGTATTTAATTTATAATAAATTTGGTTACTTAAAATAAAGTTTGTATATTTAATAAGATTATGATAAAAGCAGTTTTTGATAACGTGGTAATTAAACCACACACAGAAGAAGAAACCATGTACGGTAACATTATTGTACCCGACATTGGTAAAGACAGAAGTTTAATGGGCACTATTGTATCAGTTGGACCAGGTAGCTGGACTATTGCTGGCACTATGGTTCCAACTACATTAAAAGAAGGACAAAAAGTAATTGTCCCACCTATGGGTCCTACTAAAACCGAATATGAGGGGCAAGAATATTATGTTTGTAGTGAAAAATTAGTTTTAGCAATTATAGATTAATATGAGCAAAGTTATAGAGTTTGGCCCAGAAGCCCGAAGAAAATTAGCTAACGGCATTGATAAGTTAGCAAACGCAGTTACAGCAACTTTAGGTCCTAATGGACGAAATGTTGTTATTTCAAAAGCAAATGAATATCCTCAATCTACTAAAGATGGTGTTACTGTAGCAAAATCAATTTCATTAGAGGACCCAATTGAAGAATTAGGTGTTCAGATGGTTAAACAAGCCGCTATTAAAACCGCAGACAATGCAGGTGATGGTACAACCACATCTACATTGTTGGCTCAAGAAATGGTTAAAGCTGGTTTAACACATTTAAATAATGGAATGAATGCTGTAGAAATTAAAAGAGGTATTGATAAAGCTGTTAAAGAAGTAATTGAGCACCTTCAAACCGAAATTTCTGAGGAAATCTCATCTGAAGAACAATTAACTCAAATCGCAACCATTTCAGCAAATAATGATCCGGAAGTTGGGGCTTTAATTGCTACCGCAATGGAAAAAGTAGGTCGTGATGGAGTTGTTACAATTGAGGAATCTCGTACCGGTGAAACATACCTTGAAACAGTAGAAGGTATGCAGTTTGATCGTGGATTTAAATCTCCATACTTTGTTACTAATAACAGTACTATGCAGTCTGTTTTAGAACGCCCTAGAGTATTAATTTATGAGAAAAAATTAACCCAAGTAAAAGAATTATTACCTTTACTTGAAAACATGTCTAATCAAAATCGTCCTTTGTTAATTATTGCTGAAGATATTGATGGTGAGGCATTAGCTACTCTTATTGTAAACAAAATGAGAGGCCTATTAAAAGTATGTGCTGTTAAAGCCCCTGACTTTGGTGACCGTAGATCATTAATTATGGAAGACATTGCTACCTTAACTGGTGGAACTGTTGTTTCTCCTGATCGTGGTATGAAACTTGATAAATTTAATCTAGATTGGTTAGGTGAGTGTCGTTTAGCAACTATTAGCAAAGAAGAAACTACTTTAGTTGATGGTGGTGGAGATGAAGAAAAAATTAAAGCACGAGTTGAAGACCTTCAACACCAAATCGAACACGCTAAATCAGCATTTGAAGTTGAAAAACTACAAGAACGTTTAGCTAAAATGGTAGGTGGAGTTGCTATTGTTTATGTAGGTGGAAATACTGAAACCGAAATGAGAGAAAAGAAAGACCGTGTTGAAGATGCTCTCCATGCAACTAAAGCAGCAATTGAAGAAGGTATTGTACCTGGTGGTGGAATGGCTTTATTGCACGCTCGAAATGGTATTAAAGATTTTAACAACATTGGAAGTAAAATTGTATATGAAGTATGTTCAAGTCCATTTAAGAAAATTTTATCTAATGCCGGATACGTACAAGAAGATATTTACAATGCTTTATCTGGAGCTACAGGTGGTGACTATTGGTATGGATTTAATCTTAAAACGGATGATTTTGATGACATGAAAACAATTGGTGTAATCGATCCTACTAAAGTAACTCGTACTGCACTTCAAAACGCTGCTTCAGTAGCAGGAACTATTCTATTAACTGAGGCTGTTGTAGTTGATAAATTAGAAGACAATAAAGATGATGCTAGTTTAGGCGGAATGCCTGAAATGTATTAAAATGAGAGATGCTGTAGGACTAATAGGGAATACACTAATAATTGAGGATATAACTTATGTTATAACTAATGTATACATTGTTCCTGATTTGGGAAGTTTATATATTACATTAAATAATAAAGGTGTATCTGTAAATCATCCATTAGATTCCCTATTACCCTACATTATTAAACAAATAAAGTTATGAAACAAGAAAAAAATATTGAACTCGCTAATCGTGTTGCCCCTGGAGACAGGTGGGATGTAAATGGTATAATTTATAACTCATTAACTGAAGCATTAAACGCTTATTACGTTTCATGTGTTACAAAACCTCAAGCCTTTAGACTTGAACCTTTAAAAGGAAAATTGTATGTTATTATAGAAGAAAATTCTGAGGTAAAACCTAAAACATATAACATTTACGGGGAAGATGAATAAACGAGAACATACTTTATTAGTTGAAAAATATCGTCCAAGTGAATTAGCTAATTATGTTGGTAATGAAAGTGTTAAAGCTATTATCCAACAATACTTAGACCAAAACGATATCCAAAACTTTATCTTCTATGGCCCTGCAGGTACAGGTAAAACTACACTAGCTAAACTTATTGTATCTAAAATTGATTGTGACTACCTATATATTAATGCTAGTGATGAAAGAGGTATTGATACAATTAGAGATAAAGTACAATCATTTGCTAGCACAGCCTCATTTAAACCACTTAAAGTGATTATATTAGATGAGGCTGATTTTTTAACAATTCAAGCACAAGCATCCTTAAGGAATATAATTGAAACGTTTTCACGTACTACAAGATTTATTTTAACTTGTAATTATGTTGAACGTATTATTGATCCCCTCCAATCACGATGTCATGTTTTAAAAATTATACCCCCTAACAAATCAGATTCCGCTCGCCACGTTGCCTCGGTTTTAGATAGTGAAGGAATTAACTATGACATTAAGGATCTAGTTGTTATTATTAACAAATATTATCCTGATTTGCGTAAAACACTTAATGTATGTCAATCATCTACTATTGATAATACATTAAAACTTGATTCTACATTATTAGTATCTAATACTTATCAAAGTCAAGTACTTAATATTTTAAAGAAACCTACCCAAACATCATTCACCCAAATTAGACAAATAATTGCTAATTCAGGAGTAAATGATTATGATGATTTATTTAGATTTTTATTTGAAGAAATAAATGAGTATGCTAGTGGTAGAGAAGGTGAAATAATTATTACTTTATCCGAAATGCAATATCAAGCAGGATTTAGGGTAGATAAAGAAATTAATATAATGTCCTGTATCTCCCAAATCTTATCAGTAATTTCTAAGAAACAAGTAATATGATATTGCCAAAAATGTTTAATAAAGATGGGGTTTTGTATGTTCCTTTTCGTAAATTAACATTTAAACGGGAAGATAAAGAAATGATTGATGCTTTAAAAGACATGTGGATGTGTGATACTGTATTAAAAGATAATAATGATTTTTACTTTTGCCGAAAAGTAGATGATATTGAATTTGAACCTATAAATAAATAAAAAATGAAACAACCCGAATTAAAAATGAATTTTGACTTGAAAGCCACAACCGGATTACACACTGCAAGTGGTTCTCCAGTATGGCAAGAAGGAGTTATTTTACGTAAAGTAAGCAAATTTATTGCTGGAACTCCTGATGATGCTATTGTTCCTATCCCTGTATTTTTTGACCCACAAACAGGAAAAATGCTAGAGGGAATGGTACCTAAAGACCTACGTGAGGAATATGCCGATCACATTATTTAATTGGCTAGATAATATTACCATAGGAAAACAGGATTGGGACTCTTTTGAAGAAAATGATAGAGAGTCCTTTAATCCTTACATAATTCATAGATTTATTTCTATGTATGAACCGTATGTTGATTTAGTTAATATAGTACAAAAAATCCCATATACCGAAAAGAAAAAAATTTATTTGCTGTATAAAAGTATGTTGCCGAAAAAGAAAATATTTTTCAAGTATGTAAAAAGTAATTACACAAGTCCTAATGATGAATTAGTAGCTAAACTTGCTGATTATTTTTCATGTTCCTTAGGTGAAGCCGAAGAGTACTCAACCCTATTAGATAAAACAGGGGTTGAAAGTATTTTAAGC